GGTAGCTGCCGTTGCAAACGGTCGAAACTTGGAAGGTGCAGAAGCAGAATGGGCAAGTGAGGCAAGCAAAGAAGCACGCTCACAGGGCTTGCAGATGGCTGGACAGATTGCAATTCCTTCAATCGCTTTGCGTACTGCTGACGATTTCCAAGCAGGTGCAGGCGAAGCCGGTGCGGGATTTGTTCCAACTGTTGTACCTGCTGCAATCGAAGCATTGCGAGCGCCAACGGTACTCGAAGGATTGGGCACAACTGTAATTCGAAACGCTACCGGTAACTTGCAATTCCCACGGGTAAGCACAAAAGCAACTGGAACAGGAGAAACAGAAGTTTCAGCCGATGCAGATTCTGGCTTGGATATGGACCAGCTCACTCTCAATCCGCAGCGAGTTGCAGCGAAGACCAAGTATTCAAAACAACTCATTTTGCAGGGAGGTTCGGAAATCGATTCTTTAATCGCAAACGAGTTGGCCGCCGCTATGAATGCTTACGTTGATGACTTCGGTTTTGATACTATCATGGCGTCAACTGCCGTTAATCAAGTGGTAACAGCTGATGATGTTTTGGATGCAGCTATTGTAAACGCAATGGAGACGGCGGTACTTGCAGACGGTGGAAACCTTGCAACTTCAGCTTACGTTATGAGCCCAAAGGCTTACGAGCTTTCTAAGGCTTTAGCGCAGGTTAGCGCGGTCAATGCTTTGTGGGAAAATGGCCAATTTAATATGTATCGAGCCGTAGCTACACCATACTTGGTAAACTCTGTGCTTGATGCAGCTGTAGGCGGTTCTACAGTTGGCGGAAATATGATTTTCGGAAACTTCGCACAGGGCGGCATCTTGGCTTACTTCGGTGGCATCGATTTGCTCGTTGACCCGTACAGCGACGCAGGCACGGCGCAGATTGCTTTGCACGTTAACCGATTCTTCGACTTCGATTTGCGACAGCCGCAAGCGTTGGCAACAGCTACGAAGTTGAGCGCTTAATTTGTTTGAGTATAGTTTAACAAGAAAGGGGGGCTTCGGTCCCTCTTTTTTTTGTCCGTATTTTAGCGACATGATGACCGTAGAAATAACAGGCACGCCCGACCTCAATAGCATTATCACCGTGGCACAGCTTAAAGAGCATTTGCGCGTTGACCATACAGACGAAGACACGTTAATTGAAGCCTACAGAGATGCAGCAATTGCATGGATCGAAGACTATTGCAACACGCGACTGGGCGACGTGAGCGCCGTGGGATATATGGATTATTTTTATAACGTCCGTTTTCCAATTGGCCCAGTTAATTCGATTGCTTCCGTGACCTATACAGACACGGCAAACCAAACCGCTACGCTACCAACGGCGAAGTATTGGTTCGACATAAAAACAAAAGCGACACGCATGACGTTTGACAATGTGCCGGATCTTTACGACGACACTTTCAACGCTGTGCAAATTAATATGAACGTAGGGTACGCGGAAGCCGATATACCGCAGCCGTTTATAACTGCCATTCGCTGGATGGTCGCACACCTTTACGAACAAAGGCAGCCCATTATTTCCGGATCGCTTTTGACCATGTTGCCAATTGGACTTTATGCCATCCTAAATCCTTACCGCGTAATTACTTCAGTATGAGGATAGGGCTAAGTGATCGGCGCGTGGAAGTACAGAGATACACCACCACAACAAATACATATGGCGAACGTCAGTTAAATTGGGCAACGTACATAACTGTATGGGCGGAGCTTATGAAAACGGGGATCAGCATGGACGAAAATATCACAGGCAATCAAGATATGCCGGTGCAGCGTCTGCGCTTTAAGATTCGAAGCAGCACCGACAGCCGAGCGATTAACCCAGCGGACCGAGTAATTTATAACTCGAATACATACACCATTCAAGGCATCGAGGAGGTAGGACGTAACGACCAATTGATATTGCTTTGCGAAATAACTGGAACACATGGCACAGGGGTCACTTGAGGGTAAAGGCGGCGGCATAGGTTTTGAAGGCATTGGCGCAGATATCAAACCGCTATTGCAACAGTTTGAAGCAATGCGCAAAGAGATAAACCAGAAAAACGTACAGCGCCGAATTCACAGAGCCGCAGGTAAGTTGTTTAAGGATGAGATGGTTAGAAATATCCAAGACGCTGACGATGTAGTACGCATTCGCAGGGGCAAAGCGAAGCCGTTAGACATTCCAATTGGTACGCTTAATCGGTCGGTGCGCGTTTGGTTAATTGACAAGCAGCAAAATGCGTATTGGGTGGGGCCGCGAGTAGGTAAAAAAATGCCATTGCGATCGGATGGCTGGTTTGCAAATATTGTCGAGGGCGGCGATCAGAGTTTCGGCGTTGGAAGAAATAAAGGCGTATTTGCACGCTCTATAAAGAACAAGCGCAACGCCGCCGAGCAACTTATGATTAAGAAGTACAAAAACGCGATCGATAAAGCGGTAAAGGCAAAAGCAAAAACAACGAAAAAATGAACGCAGGAAAAGCAGTATATGGAATACTAAGCACGAACGCGGAAGTGACTGCGATTGTTGGCACTAAAATATTTCCGGAAGTAGCAGAGCAGGAGACCGCGTTACCTCTGATCGTTTATCAGCTGCAAAGCGTAGCGCCTGAAGATACGCACGACGGACCGAGTAAGCTCGACGAAGTACGCTTTGAGTTTCTGTGCTATGCCGATACGTACAATGGCGCGGCAGATTTAGGCGACAAGGTGCGGGGCGCTTTGGATCGCGTAAGCGGCACTTACAACGCTGTAAACGTGGAAAGCGTGCAGTTCAATGATGTCGATATCGACGTAATTGATGCGCCACGGCGTTACGGTCAATCTCTCACCTTCACGTTTCGTATTAAGCGCGATGATGTGGAAATAGCGCAAGGCACGCCGGTAACGGGCGCAATGCTTGGCGATCTTTACAACGTCGATGTTGCAGGCGTTACGGATAATCAAATCCTGAGTTACGACGCTGCAACGGGCAACTGGGTACCGGCGGATGACGCGGGCGGCTTGGTGGACAGCGTGAACGGCTTGACGGGCACGGTTATATTAAACTTCGATGATTTAAACGACGTTGATACGGGCACGCCTAGCGACGGGCAACTAATTGCATACCAGCAAGGCGAATGGGTTACGATTGACCAAGACGAAATACACATTCCCATTAACAGCGTTACGGGTTTACAAACCGAACTGAATACGATACCGACCGATTTAAGCGACTTGAGCGACGTTTCAATAGTTGGCACGCCGGCAGCAAATCAAGCGCTTATATACAACAGCGCTACAAACGCTTTCACGTCTCAGGATAGCTACACCAACCGCTTCGAAGACGAGGTAGAAACGGGCAAGGTTATGCCCACGATATTTGCCGAACGTGCTTACTCGGTAAAGTCGGAAGGCGACGGCGTTTTCATCGACCCCGAAAGCGACACCCCAACGGCGGGCAAAGTAATCGTGCGGAAGATTTACCACAAGACGGGATTCATTACAGATGCCGACGTTATCGGTGACTACACTTTAATTCATACGTTTGCCGATGATACCGCTTACGCGGATACCGTGGCGACCTTTGAAGGCTTTGAAGATGGCGCAACGTATGGCGTGCCACCGTTCACGTTGCTTCAAACGTGGGAGGAAGTAACCGCCGCACCCGCGTTCACGGGCTTGCTTAATGAAACGTACGGAAGCGGAGCCGAGGCGGCATATTCTACGCGAAGGCTAAACGGCAATGTGACGGAGTGCATGGTAATCCGTAGGGCTTCCGATTCTACGACTCAAACGATAGGCTTTGACGCTTCAGGAAACATCGACGAGGCGGCCATAAATACCTTCTGTTCAGGCACAAGTTGCACGGTCTACCAATGGCTGGATCAGTCAGGAAACGGGAACACGGCGACAACGACGGGAACGGAGCCAATTATTTACACGGGCGGGGCAATTATAAAAGATGAAGGAAAAGTAGCGATTGATTTTCAAACGGCCTATTCTCCTCTAAAATACACGGGGCAAGATTTGAATCTTTCAGCAATAACCGCTACGCTCATAGGTAGAGAAACTTCGCAAAGCGGTTCACAAGGTTGGGGCATAGTAATGCAAAGCGATAATAATAACGGTTTTCGTACTCATTATCAAGGCACTTCAGTTAGAAACAGAACAACAGGCACTAATTTAGACGCTATTGCAGATGCAAGTGTTAGGCTGACAAGGTTTATACATGATATTGCATCATCGACTGCATTAATGAAAAGCACTTTAAACGGTGTGGTTACGGCAACAGGAAACGGAAAAACATTTTCCACAAACGGATTAGACTTGGCGGTTGGCGGGAGTTCGTATAGTACCGTTCAGTTTCGCGGCAATCTAAGCGAAGCAATTTTATTCGGAGTCGACAAATACACCAGCGGAGACATTGCAAGCATACGCGAAAACGTTGGCGACTACTTCACCCAAAACACGCCACTACTCGACACGTATTCAGGAGCGGCGGCGGCCTACTCACTGCGCAAGCTCTCCAGCTCGTACAGCGGTAGCGCGATCCGCGTGCGTAGGTCGTCAGACAACACCGAGCAAGATATAGGCTTCAACGTATTCGGTGAACTGGATACCGTTTCGCTTTTGGCTTTCGCAGGTACGGGCGATGCGTTCGTAAAGACTTGGTATTGTCAAAGCGGCAACAGCAACGACGCGACGCAGACGGCGACGGGTTCACAGCCGAAAATCGTTTCAAGCGGTGCGGTAATCGTGGAGAACGGAAAGCCTGCGGTGCAGTTTGATGGGACGGATGACGAATTGAGTGTTAGTTCGTATCCGTTCAGCCAAAGCGATATTTACATAGCTTCTATTGGTAAGCATACTGACACAACAAC